ATGGCGGCCCGTATCAGCCGCGGTACCTATCAGCGGGTGGAGGCAGGGGAGGAGGTCACCCTGGGGACGCTCCTGCGCATCGCGTGGGTGCTTGACACTCCGCTCGCTGAGCTGGTTGCCGAGCTGGAGTGACCCGCCGCCGACGCACGGGGGTGCGCGCGGCGGCGGGCCCGACCGCCCACCGGGGAGCCGTGGGGGCAGCCGTCAATCCCGCGCCCGGCCCGATCGGCGCAGAGAACAGGCCGGACGCGGGGGATCACGGGGTACTGGCGTGGTCGGTGTCGTGGCGGCGGATGAGGACATTGCAGTCCACCGCCCGCGACCCGTCACCAGCCCGGCGGGCCTGCGCGCGCTCCTGCGCGAGGGCCGCGCACCGCGTGCAGCCAGGATGCGGAGCAGGCCACGGCTGCGGGAGGTTCTCCAGGACCTCCTCAGGACGCGGCCACTTGACGGCGCTCACTGGTCCTCGCCCTCGGCGGCCGGGATCAGGCCCCGGAGGCCCTGGATGATGAACTCGCAGACGTGGTCGATGCGGCACAGGTCGCCCCGGTATCGCGGCGGGATCACCCAGTGCGCGCCGTGCGGGCCCCGCCGGTCGAGGTCGGGGACGCCGAGCCAGGCGCCGGTGGCAAGGTGGGTGGCATCGGCCGGGAGCATCCACTCGCGGTCCCGGTGGGGGGTGAGGGCGTAGTACGGGCGGCCGGTTCCGGAGGCGTCGTGGATGACCGGGCCGCACAGCGTCTCGGCCAGGTAGGCCGCCACGGCTTCGGGGTCCGAGGTGCCGGCGGCGGCGTGCACCAGGCGGGCGGTCATCCGTACGGCGGTGATGATCTCGCCGAGCGGCAGCAGGGTGACGCCCCCGCGCGCATCTCTGTCCGGCGTGACCCCGTCGGGGAGGGCGCTGGCCAGCCATTCCCGGATCGCCTGTGGGCTGCTCTGTCGTGGGTCGTACTGGGAGAGTCCCGTGGTCGGGTATGCGGCTGGGGACAGGGCTCCGGGTCCGGTCGGGCGGCGATGGTCGGTCATGCGGGCTCCCCTCGGTGGAGAGCGTGCGCCTCCACGGTCACGGTGATCCGTCTCACACCGCGACCGTAGGGGCGCCGTCTCGTCGGCAACAGCCACGTTCCGTGTACCTTGCGGACCCAACCGCTCAGTAACAGCCACGTTCCGTGTACCTTCTCAGCGCCTACCGAAGAACGCCACCAGCTCCCGTTCCTTCAGCGTCATCCTGCGCCGCTTACTCTTCCCCACAGCCTCATGGAACGTGTCGGCCGCCATTCGCTGGTGCCGCAACCACTCCGGCGTCTCACCCATCAGCGACCACAGGATTCCCGTCGCCTCATTCGGAGCCCGCATCATCACGTGCGCCTGCGCCACATCCAGCAGATGCCTGCGCATGAACAACCGCCCCTTCTTGTCCGTCGGCCTCGGCATCCGCTCCGACAACCTCAGCACCCGGTCCGGCCTCTCCGCCACCAACTGGTTCTCGATCCCCTGAAACGCCACCGTCCGCCAATCGAACCGGCCCCACGACGACACGGCCACCGCCTGGCCACTGCCCAGCGCAACCCCCGCCGTCCGCCCCAGACGCAGAATCTCCCGCGCCTCCGACGGCCGATTGTTCCGCGCAGCCGCCGCGCTCCCATGCACCAACAGCTTCCCCCACGCCCCCAGCGTCTGCTTCGTGGCCCGGGAGATCCTCGGCTCCACCGCGTCCGCCGTCGCCACACTCACCTGCTCCGCCTCATCCAGGCGGCCCTGTCGCATCAGCAGCCAGCCCTGCTGGTAGACGGCCGCCGCGACACCTCCCATGTCGTCCGCCCGTACCGCGTCGCCGATCGCGTCCCGCAGAGCCGTGTGCGCCAGGTCGTAGGCGCGAACCTGAGTCAGGTACCGGCCAGCCATCTGGAGAACGTCGGACCGGATCCGGACCGCCGCGTTGTGCTCAGGCCCGTTGTCGAAGTACTCGACAGCCGCGTGAGCGGAGTGGACGAGCGCGGGCAGGAACTCGGCGACGTACCCGTACTGGTCGCGGTGGTAGGCCGTGCCGACTTCTGCGGCAGTGGAGCGGAGTCGGTCCAGGTCCGGATCGACCGTGACGGTGTCTGTCAGGCGCCCGGAGTGGGTGACGGCCGGTGCGATGGCCTGCCGGAGCGGCATCAGATCGAGGTTGTCATCGTCCCCTCGGGTGGTGGTGTGGGGCCCGCCCGATTCGAAGAGCGCGCTCGTGCGGACTCCGAGGGCGCGGGCGAGGGCGTGGTAGGTGTCGAGTCGGGCGCTGCCGCCGCCTTCAAGTTTCTTCACCACTCCGATGCTTAGTCCTGACCGTTCGGCGAGGCGTTCTTGAGTGAGGCCGTTGGCGAGGCGTAGTTCTTTGAGCCGGTCGCCGGGATGAGGGGATGCGGTGTCGGTGCGCTCAGGCATACTGGGACTCCTCGTTCTGACCTAGACACTCAGAACGCTACTCCTCGACCCGGTTGCGGAGTTGTTGGTTGCGCCCCCTGTACACGCAGGGGGCGCACCTGTTCCCGGGCATGACGAAACCGCCCCCTCCCGAAGGAGGGGGCCGAAATCTTACGGTCGCCAAGGCGTCAGATCCAGATCCGCAGGCGGCTCCGGAGCAGGCCCCGCTGGAGTGTCCGGACCCACCCGCCGAGCCCACCCCCACAGATCCAGATACGCCCGCGTCAACAGCTTCCGCTGCGTTCTCTCCTCCTTCAGTTCCCGGTCCAGGCGCTCCGTGATCGCCAGAAAGTCGCTGCGCCGGTTCGTCGCCCGCGACTGCGTCCACGACAGCACACCCACCACCAGCGCGACACCGCCCCCGACCAGGGCCCCCACGTCCATCAGCGTCTCGCCGCCTTTCTCAGATGCCGGGGCAGCGGATCGTCCATGCCGCTGACGAGGACCACCCCGACCGTGAACGCCCCCCACCCGCACGCCGAGCCCACGGCCTCCGGGAACGTCGTTGCCGCCGACGCCGCGAAGGCCCCCGCCCACAGCCCCGCCGGAACCGCGAGTGCGACATACCCGAGCGCCTGCGCGCGCGGGCAGCCCACCAGCAGTCCGGCGAGCACCGCAAACGCTCCGCACACCACCCACATCCACCCCAGCACGTCCATCGGCACGTACCGGGTGATGTCCGCCAGCCCCCGCATCGTGCCGTAGCGAGGGTTACCGATGATGCCGAGGCCGCCGTACCCGGCCCAACCTGTGCCGATCACGACGAGGAAGGCGCGGCGGTGAGAGAACCGCCCCGCCGCGCCCCACATCAGGCCGCCTTGACGAACGAGTCCTGCGCCCGCGCGCTCACACCCGCGGGCTTCCACAGCCCGAAGTGCGAGAGAACGCCGGTGCCGAAGGCCACGAGGGAGAGCACCGCGGCCGTGCCCACGCTGTACCCCGGGCCGGGCGCGGCGTACTCAACGACGAAGCCGTTGATCGTGGACAGGGCGAGCAGGAGGACAGCCTTCGCGCCGGCGTGGGTGACTCTCGTGGTCACCAGGCCGACGAGGACGGGGAGGACGACGGAGACGAGGAGGCCGAGCCAGTAAGCGCGGTCGAGATCGACGGTCATGTGAGTCCCTTTCGAGGGTCAGGAGAAGAGGTGGCGCCAGGTCTCGGGGCCGGGGTAGCCGTCCGCGTCGCCCGCGAGCGCGGGTACCGAGCGCTGGAAGTCGCGCACGTTGAGCTGGGTGTTCTTGCTGAACAGCGGCCCTGGGGTGTACTTCGCGCCGGCGTGATGCCGGGTGAAGCCCTTTCGGACCAGGCCGCCGTCCAGCGTGGTGACCGCCGGGTTGGACTTGCCGACGATGAAGGCGCTCCGGCCGGGGAACGGTGGCACCGGCGAGGACGGCTTCTTGCCGGGCAGGGTGCCGAGGAGCCGCTGGAGACTGACCGGGCCCGGGACACCGTCGGCGTCCTCGTGCGGCGCGGTCCCCGTGTACCCGAGCGACTGCTGGAAGTCCGAGAAGTTCTCGGTGTCGGCGTCGGTCCACGTCTTGCTGGGCCCGACCCGGTAGTGCTTCCCGAAGCCGCGCTTGACGAGGGCCTGCCCGACGGCCAGAACGTGATCCCCAACCGCCCCGAACCCGTACTTCAGGCCGTTGATCGTGACCTGGTAGCGGGCGATCCCCGTCCCGCCTCCGCCGCCGGTCCCGCCCTCCGGGGCCGTACCGTCCGGCCGCTGCGCCCCTGCCCGTATCCATGCGTACAGCGGATCCCCCGGACACGACGTCGGGTGTCCGTCGCGGTGACCGCGTACCCGGTCCCCCGCGTCGCCGCCGCTGCGCAGCCACTCGATCGCGTCGACGAGGCCGTTGAGCTGGGCGGTGGTGGGCTGGACGAGGCCGGAGTCGCCGAGCATCGCGCACACCGCGTAGTCCTGGAGGTTCAGTGTCGCGGTGCCGTTGGCGCCGGTCCGTCGATGCTGCCCCCGCCCCTCGAAGCCGTAACCGTGAGGGCAGACGACGATGTTGTACGCGATGTCGCTGTAGTCCTCCTTGGGGTTGGCGAGGTGGCTGGCTTGGAGGTCCCGCATCCGGCCCGCGCACGAGCCGTGCGCATCAGGGTTCGCGAGGGACTTCGCGACGTACGTGCCCTCGTAGTGGATCTTCACGCCGAGCGTCGAGCCGATGTACGACAGCGGGTACTTCGACGGCTTCGCGCCCCACTGGGCGCGGGTGACGAGCCGCATCACGCACCCGCCTTCCTCGACCACCGGCCGGGACCGTCGCCCTCGGCGCGTGAGGTCGCCCAGTACGTGTCGTTGCCGTCGAGCAGCACCTGAAGGTTGCACGTCACCGTGCCCTCGGCGTGGACCCGGACCACCAGGGCCGGGAAGACGGCCCCCTCTTCGACCCAGTTGCCGAAGTGACCGATGAAGCCCGTACGGCTGTCGGCGGAGCCGTTCTCGTGGAAGTCCTTCCGGCGCCGGTTGACACCTGCGGCGTCGGCTTCGGTGAGCTGGTACAGGACGACATCGCCGGTCCCCGGCGCGGGCGGGCTCGGGACCGCGCCCTCCCGCTCCAGGTTGCTGGCCGCGACGACGGCCCAGTTCTTCGCGGACCACAGGTCGTCGAGGGCCTTCGTCAGCTCCGGGCCCGACAGCGAGTTGGCGAGCTGGTGCGCGAGGTCGTGGAAGGGGCGGCTCACCTCCTGGAGGGCGGCCGGGAGGTGGTCGTAGCGGAAGTTCCGCAGCATCGCGGCGACGGCGGGGTGGAGATCGGCGGCCAAGGTGGGCTCCTTACGTGCGAAAGCCCCGCGACCGGAGCGGGCGCGGGGCGGGGTGGAATGGGTGATCAGGCGGTCATGAGGTGCCTTCGACCAGGACCGTCCGGTAGTCGAAGATGCCGGAGCTGGAGGCGTTGTTGACACGGTGCTTGATCGTCACCGTGAGCGTCTCACCAGGCGTCAGACCGGGCAGACGATGCCGCAGGTCGAGCGAGGTGTTGGCGGTGCCGGTGTTGATCAGGGCAGCAGCATCGTTCGGGCTGTAGACCGTTCCCGATGTGCTGCCGACGGCCTGCCACGAGGTGATCGCGTTCGCGCCCGCCGTAGGGTTGCGCTGGGTCGAGCGGATCTCGACCATCACCACACCCGACTGAGGCACAACCACCTGCGCCGACAGCGCCCCGCCGGACGCGTCCGTGTACGTCGTGGACGACGTCGACCTGCCCACCGTCACGTCCTCGGCCTGCGCGGACGTCACGGTCATACGGTCAGCGGTGAGCCGCATCCCGGGAAGCCAGGGCACAGGGTCCTCCTACAGGGCGACGATGGCGGGAGCGGCCAGGCGGACGTCCGTGGCCGCGTTCTGGGCCTTGACGACGCCGTTGACGCTGCGGACGACGGTCCACGTCTGCGGCGAGGAGGCGCCCGAGATGCCGGTGACCCGGACGACCTCCCCGCCGAGGCGGGCCTCGAAGGGGAACTCGGCGGGGAACGCGCTGCTGGTGATCCAGAGCGGTCCGGCGGTGACGGCAACGGACAGGGACGTCGCGGTCGCCGGGACGTCCGCAGCGAGTTGCGAGCCGTCGGTGTCCACCCGCGTCGGTGAGAGGCCGGTGAAGCTGAGGTTGTCGATCGCGACAAAGTCGCTGCCGCTACTCGCTGAGTTGTCCTTCACGTAACGGAAGATCACCTGGCTCTTGCCGGTGACGTCCACGATCGCCTGCGTCCACGGGGTGGTGCCCTGGGCGCTGAGGATCTGGACCCCGTCGACGAGGACCAAGAGCCGGTCGCCGAGGAAGCCAGGGCCCGCCCCCTCGCTGCTCGTCCAGTACCAGAACCGCATCTCCGTCGCCCCGGTCGGGACCGTGACGATCGCGTCGCTGGTCTGGTTGTGGGTGATCGCGCCGGACCTGAGCGACCAGGACCCGGTGTGCGCCTGCGCGTTGGTCCGCAGCCACGGCAGCGTGCCGCCGTTGGTGTACGGGATCTCGAAGACCGCGTCCTCGTAGTCCTCGACGGTCGCGACCGCGCCCGTCGTCCACGGCCCGGCGGGCGAGCAGTTGAAGGTGATCTCCCACGTGCGCGGGAGGAGGGTCTCCTCCCAGGAGTCCACCAGCAGCTCGACCGCGCCGCCGCCCGCGAACCGCTTCGGGAGATTCACCAGGCGGATCTTGTCGCCGACGTCCAGCCCCAGCACCGCCGGAATCATCTCGGGATGCCGATGCAGACGGATCGTCACCGACGGGTAGCGGGCCTCCGACCAGGTCGACAGGTGCAGCAGCCAGCCCGCGAGCTGCTCCGTCTGCTCGTCGGAGAAGAGGCTGAGCGTCCGGGAGTCGGGGTAGTAGCCGATGTCGGCGATCGACAGCGGACCCGTCGCCAGCGACGCCACCGCCGCCGACGCGCCCTCTCTCTCCACGGTCCACTCGTTGCGGACCTGGTCGTCCTCGACCGGCTCCAGTGGCGGCGCGATCTGCCGCGCCGCGTAGTCCAGCGTGAGCTTGGGCGCCTGGTCGTACATGCTCGCGCGCGTCCGGTACATCAGGCCCCGGGTCCGCGACTCGCCGAAGATCCCGCCGTCGGCCTCGGCCGCCGCCCGCAGCAGGTCCAGGAGCGCGGCTGGCCGCTGCGGGCCCACCCGCTGAGTGCCTGCCGGGTCACCTACGACGGTGAGCGGGACGCCCTCCTCACGGCACAGGCGCTGCATACGTGCGCCCGCCGTTTCGCCGTTGAAAGCGAGGTCGGCGCTGTTGTAGATGGCGGTACCGGCCGTGCTGAACACGCTCATGTGCCCGATGGCGATTCCGGCGAGGTCGGAGCTGTATCCGCCATCAGGGCTCTTGAGACCGGAGATCCGGCCGAGAGTCCCGGTGTAGGAGGTGCTCCACGCCTGCCCGGTGCCGCCGATGGGAACCAAGGAGTTCGTCCAGTTCACGGTGGTACCCGACTGGGTCGCGTAGATCCTCCAGCGGACCCAGCCGCCGAGAATCCCGAGGCCGGTGAAGCTGAGGTCGAGGGAGGTGACGACGTTGTCGACGGCGTCGTAGCCGTAGATCTCGGCGCCGGCTGCCTTCAGCAGCATCCGCCATCGCCGGACCGTTCCGGTGCTCAGCCACTGCATGACTGTGCGGGCGGTCGCCGGTCCGCTGGCGGGGAGCTTGCAGACGAACTCGGTGTGCCACTGCGTCGGGGACGGGGCGCCGGTCGCGGGAACGACGCCCGAGAGGACGGCCGAGCCTTGGAGCGTCGGGAGGGGGCTCGATCCGGCGAGGCTGTTCTCGGCGGCGAGCTGCATTCCGCTGGTGGTCAGCGGCCGGACTCCGACGATCGGCGAGTAGAACTGCGTTGCCGAGCTGCCGTCCTCCATCGGCCAGTACGCGATCGGGGCGCCGCTCGGGATACGACGGCGCAGCGTCGAGTCCAAGGGCTTCTGTCCCTGGCTGAGGCGGCGCAGGATGCCCGCGGGCGCGATGGACGTCCACGCGTCCGCCTCCGACGTCGACCACACTGTGGGCCACTCCGGGACTTCCAGCTCGCAGCGGGTGACCCGGTCGGTGATCCGTGCGTCGGCTGCGAGCGTCCACGCACAGCCCGCGCTGTCCGTGAACGTGGTGGTCCCGTCGGGCTGCGCGGTGAAGTCGGGGTTGGCGACGATGGTGCCGTCGATGACGCTGCGGACCTGCGCCCGGTACGTCCGTCCCTGGACGGGCCGTCGCAGGACGGTGGTCAGGTCGGACTGCTGCGGGGCGATCGACAGAGCGGCCGTGCCGGCGTAGATCGCCAGCACGCCGGCGTTGACGGAGTCGGTCCCGGTCTGGGTCCACGGGCCGGCCAAGGAGGTGGCCCAGAAGAATCGGATGGTGTTGCCGGACGCACCGTTGTCGGCGTCCAAGGTGACGCGCAGCGCTGCTCTGGCGGGGAGCGTGGAGGGCAGCACTGTGCTGGTGACCTGGCCGACCGTGCCGTCCTGTGTGGTGTGCAGGTACAGCCTGCCGCCCTCGATGCGCATGTGGTAGGAGCGGTTCCCGGCGGCGCCCCATTTACCGATGAGCATCTGCGCGCCGGCGTCGTACCAAGACGCTTCGCCTTCCCAGCGGATGTCGAGATCTGTGACGGTCAGGGCCGCGCTGTGCGGGGTGGTGGCGCGGTCGGGCGCGCCGGTCATGTCGAGGTAGGTGACCGGGCCGCCCTGGACGGTGAGCCGCAGAGGAGTGTTGCGGCTGAGGAGTCCGTAGTACGGGCCCTCCGGGTTGCGGGCAGTCCACCTGCCGTCCCGGTTGGGGATGGTCAGCGATGCTTCGGAGGGGTCGGCGGCGGTGGCCCGGTAGGCCCGGCCACGGCGGTGCGTGACCGGGTTCCGGGTATACGGGGACGGCGCAACCCGGGTCCATACGCCACCGATCAGCACGTGGCTCTCCAGACCGAGCGCATCCTGGGGGAAAGGCACGGTTTACCTCCTGCCGAGGACGAGCTGGACGTCGCCGCCGCCGACGGCCTGGACCTTCTTGCGGAGTTCGCCGACCAGGAGGTTGCCGAACGCGGAACCGTCGGAGCCGAGCCGGACGACCTTCGGGCTCTGGCCCCGGCCGGCCGTCCCCTGCGCGCGGGCGCCCGACGCCCACTCGCCCGGCGCCGGCGTGTCGACGAGGCTGGCCATCGACTGGTTGACCGCCGACCGCTGCCCCTCCACACCTCGGATCAGGCCCTGCGCGGTGTACCGGCCGACCAGCGCCATCACCCGCGACGGCGACTTGATCCCCAGCGACTTCCTGATGGACTTGGTCATGGACTGGGCGATGCGCAGCATCTGCTGCTCGATCGCCCGCTGCTGCGACTGGAGCCCGCGCACGAGCCCGGCGGCGGCCTGGATGCCCGCGCCGTACATCGCGTCCCCGGCGGTCGCCCCGGCCCGACCCGCAGCCTTGACCAGCGCGCCCTGTTCGGCGTTGATCGCCTTGATCTGGGCGGTCGAGGCGTTCGCGAGCGCGGCGGCGGCCGAGGCCCCCTGGGCGACCCCGGCCTGAGCGATCTGCGTCACCAGGTCGGCCGAGACGCCCTTCGAGCGGAGCTTGGCGAGGTCTGCCGCGAACCGCTCGGCCGCCCGCCGGTTCGCGCGGAGGCCGTCGAGGATCGACTCGGCGGAGTCGCCCTCGCTGCCCTGCTGCTGGGTGATGTTGGCGCCGTCGAGGACGCCCTTCGTCACGTCGGCCGCGAGCTTGTCGCGTGCGGCGATCAGGTCGGCGTAGCGCTTCTGCGCGTCCTTGAGCCGCGCGGCGACCTTCTCCTCTTGGCTCGCGAGCGCGAGGAGCTTCTTCGTGCCGGTGCCAAGCGACTTGAGTGCGGCCGTCCGCGCCTTCCCGGGGCGGAGGCTGTCGGCCAGGATGTCCGACACCTTGCCCGAGGCGGCCTTGATCTGCTTCGTCGAGCCGGTCAGACCTGCGATCAGACCCTGCGCGATCCACCGGCCCTGAGCCTTCGTCACCTTCGACGGGCTGGCGATACCGAGCGCCTTCGCAATGGGGCCGGGGATCGCCGACTTCGCCCAGCCGATCAGCTTGCCGCGAATCCAGCCAGTCATGCCGGAGATACCGTTCCACAAGCCCTGGACCACGTTGCGGCCCTTGCCTACGAGCAGGGAGCCGAGGTTGCCCATCGCGTTGGAGATCCGGCCCGGCAGGCCCTTCACCCACGCGACCATCTCCAGCGCCTTGGAGACCGTGGCCGTCTTGATGGCCGTCCAGTGCTTGATGATCAGGCCGAGCAAAGTCCAGTTGAGGAAGAGGTTGTACAGCTTCCCTGGGATGCCCTTGACCCAGGCGATCGTGGCGTTCCACGCGGAAACGGTGGCGTTCTTGATCGTCGACCAGTGCTTGATGATCAAGCCGATCAGCGTGAAATTCAGGAACGCGCTGACCAGGGCATCCTTCGCCCATACGACCGCCTTGACGATCCAGTTCCACACCGCGACCGTCGCGCCCTTGATCTCGTCCCAGTAGGCGATCACCAGGACCACGAGGGCGCCGATCGCGAGCCCGATCCAGCCGATCGGGCCGAGCGCGAGAACCCACGCTGCCGCCATCCGGCCGCCCGCGATCAGGGCCTGCGTGCCCAGCACCACGAGGGCAGGGACGAGGATCGCGCCGATGATGATCGCCGCAGTCTTGATCTCGCCGCCGTGCTCCTTCAGGACCCCACCGAAGCGGATGACCGCCGGAATGACGGTGCCGCCGAGGAACTCGACGAAACCCTGCTGGAGCCCCCGCTTGAACTGTTCGAGGCGAACTCCCGAGTTGTCGCGGAGACTGTCGCCCATCCGGTCGGCAGCCCCACCGACGTCGCCGAGCGCTTTCGTCGCCGAGGACGGATCAAGAGCAAAGAGCGCCTTCTGAGTGTCCTCCGCCTTGGTCTTGAACAAGGCGAGCGCGACGTTGTTGCGGTCCACGCCGGGCTTCATGTTCCGCAGCCCGTCAAAGACCTGATCGAGGGCCCTGCTCGCGGCAGGGCCACCCTTGACGAATGCGGCCTGCATCTCCTTGCCCGACAAGCCGATCGCCTTGAAAGCGGCATCGACGTCCTTGCCGCCGCCCTGGGTGATCAGGACGAATTCCTTCAGCGCGTCCGCGACCACGTCCGTGTCGCGCGCGCCCGCCTTCATCCCCTGGGAGAGGAGACCCGTTGCCGTGGTGGCGTCGATCCCCATCTGCCGGAAGATCGTGCTGTACTCGTTGAAGGTGTCGGCGATGTCGTCCGCGCGCGGGCCCATCTGCTGGAGGCCCGCAGTGAGCGCGTCGAGTGCCTCGGTGCCGTCCTTCGCCAGTCCGGTCTTGATCATCTGGCCGACCGCGTTGGCGGTCTGCCCGAGGTCCAGCTCGAAGGTCTGAGACAGGTCTGAGACCTTCGTGGCGAGGGACTGAAGCTGTGCCTCCGTCGCCTGCGGCGGGGCGATCCCCGCGCGCATCGTCGCGCTGATCGCGTCCGCCGCGCCCTGGAAGTCCTCCGTGACCGCGTCCGCGTAAAGCTTCCCCGCGAGCTTTCCGTACCGCTGTGCCTCCGCCGGAGTCGCCCCGAGCTGCGCGCCCAGGCGGCCCGTGATCCGGCCCTGGTCCAGCGCCTCCGTGATTCCCGCGATCAGTACCGCGCCCGCAGCCGCACCGGCCGCTGCCGCGATCATCTTCAGCTTGTCCAGGCGGCCCCCGGCTGCGTCGACCGCGTCGTCCGCGCCTGAGGCAGCACCGTCGCTCAGGCCGTCCCCGACCGCATCCCCCGCACGACGCCCAGCAGCGACGAAACGACCCCGCGCGTTACGAAGTCGGCCATCGGCACCCCGAACGATGCCGTCGCCGAGCTGCTGCCCCGCATGCTCTCCGGCCTGGTCTGCGTCTGAGCCCATCCGCTGGCCGGACTGCCTCAACGCGCCTTCGACACGGCGAAGCGTCGGGTTTACCGGGCGGTCATCGATCGTGATGATCCCGTTGAGTTCGCCGACCTGGAGCGCCACGGCTCACCCCCTTCGGGATCGTGCTGGTTCCTCAGGAGGGTTGAGATGCCGCTGGAGTCGGCTCTCCGTAGAGAGGAGGCCGAGGATGCGGAGCTGAAGCCAGCGCCACGTCCGCTGGCGGAGGACACCGGACTCGACGTCGATGCCGTACGTCTCGTGGAGGTCGGCCTCGATCAGCTCCCAGGAGCCCAGGAGCTTGGCCCAGCTCAGATCGGCTGGGGGCCCCTGCCGCGACCGGCCTTGTTTCGGCGCCGGGATGCCGCCCTCGTACCACTCGTAGAGGCCGGTGACCGGGTCCCGTTCGCCGCGGCCTTGTCCGAGGAGCCGCGCGACATCTGCCGACGCTCCGCCCGGTTCCTCGCCGCTTTTCCCGGTGCCTCACCCGTACGCCAGTACTCCAGCGCCGTGTCCTCGTCGGAGGTGATCCACAGCATGACCGTCAGCGAGACGTGCTTGAACACCGACCACGACGTCTCCGTACGCAAACTCCCGTAGGAGTCGCCGAGGCACAGCTTGTACAGGTCGATTTCCTCGTCGTCGTCGAGGACGGGCCGTTCCGGGGCGGCCCCGCCGGCGGCGAGGCGGGCGGCGAGCGATGTGATCCGCTCGATCTTGATACCGGCCTCGGCGGACGGGTCGGCGATGTAGTACTCGCGTACGACGCCGTCTTTCCCCCGGACCGGCAGAGTGAGGCCCTCGGAGAGGAACGCGTCGAGCGCCTCGAACGCGCCGGCCATCAGGCGACCGGGTTCGTGATGAGCAGCAGCGGGCCGTCGCCGGTGAGGGTGACCTCGACCTGGTCGAGGGCCGTGTACTCGCCGCCGGACGGCGCCCACGTCACGATCGCGGTGCCCTCGTACGCCTCGGGGAGGCCGTCACGGTCGTAGTAGCGGACGTGGACCTGAGACGCCGACCCGAAGCCGTACGCGGCGCCACGCAGGGCCTCGTGGGTGGGGTGGTACACCTTGACCTGGTCGTTGATCCTGCGGTTGATCGTGGTGCCCAGCTCCCAGGACTGGCCGGTCTTGGTGTTGCCCGCCCAGCCGCCGGAGTCGTAGTCCGAGGAGTCCTCGATGTTGGGCTCGGCGGCCGGGGTGAACTCGGTGACCCCGGGAACAAGCTGCCAGTCGCCGCCGTCCTTGGCTGCGGACATGTCGATCTCCAGGCGCCAGCGGCGGGCGAGCGCGGTGATCGGGGTGGGGGTGGACATGCGGTCCTCCTAGTCGATCAAGTTGGTCCCGGGCCGCACGGTCCGGAAGTAGAAGTTGCTGGTCAGCTCCATGCGGCCGTGGGCGTCCTGGCCGATCCACGCCTGGGACTGCCGCCACGACAGGGAGATGTGGATGCCGCCTACCTGGTAGTGCTGCCGGTTGTGCAGGGCGTCGAACACGGCGTCGGCGAGGTCGTCGATCGCGTCGGGATCGCGGCCCGCCCGCATTCGGAACTGGATCGCTGTGATGGCGTCGGTGAGGTCGGTGTCTTCGACCGGGTACGCGGTCATCGCGATCGCCCGCTCGGGACTGTCGGGCATGACGCCTCGGAAGATCCCGGTGTCCGGGTCGGTGATCACGTCGTCGGGCCGGTAGACGCCGACGGCGGCCCCCGCGAGGAGACCGCCGATGCCGTCGAGGAGGCTGGAGGTGTAGCTCATCGCATCGCCCGCCTCACCTGCGCCGCGATGATCGCCGCGACCTGCGCGCGCTCGCCGTTGAGGCTGCGCTCCAGGTACTTCGCGGTGCGGCCCGGCGAGTGCCGGTAGTCGAGTCGCTCGTGCTGGACCACGGCGTACGGGGTGTCGTAGCTGACCATCGCGGTCAGTGACGGCTCATCCACACTCGCCGCCCCCGACCGCTGGAGTGCCGCCTCGTCGAGCGGGACGACCTCGTCGGACACCTGAAGCACGTGCTCCGCTGCGAGGTAAAGGCCCCGGGCGGCGGCGGCCCGGATCTGCCGTTCTGCCGCAGCCCCGTCGAAGCGCAAGCGGAAGTTCTGCGGCATGGGACCTCCGCTATTCGAGTTGGATCTCCACGTGGTCCGGCGTGGGCAAGCCGCCGCCGTCGCGGTCCTTCGTCTGGATGACCTTCGTGGTCCGGCCGCTCGGCAGCGTCACCAGGGAGAACTGGGGGGCGGTCACCCCGGGGTCGGCGTAGACGGTCGACGTTGAAGTGACCTGCTCCCCAGCCGGAGACCGGACACCGCGCGTCTGTTCGTCCACGAAGCACTGCACCGTCACCGGGGGCCCGTAGCGGGGGCCCTTGCTGGTGTCACCGAGGTACGGCGCGATCGTCACCTCATGGCGCATCAGGAACCTGGGGATCAGCACGAGACCACCGCCCCCACCCGGAAGATGCACGCCGTCAGATCCGGCGAGAGGAGCGCGTCCCAAGCGGCCGGGGCGATCTGGCGAGCCGGAGCATCCTCCCCGGACACCGCCGTCACCGACCGGCCCAGGGACACTGAGCCGATCGACACCGACCCCCACCCCACCCCGTCCGCCCCCGACGGATCACCGACCTGCGCCCACCAGGCGACCTGCGCGCACACCGCGTCCCGGAACGCCTCCACGACGAGGGGGTGGGTCGGCATCCCCGTGCCGTCGACGTCGTACATGCAGCCCCGGAGGACCAGCCGGTCCAGCATCTGTGACGCCTGCGCCAGCCGGGCCCCGGTGCTGGCCGGGGCTGGTGTGGTGCCGCCGGGGTATGCCTCGTAGTCGGCGACGGTTGCGTACACGCGCACGCCGGGCCTCCTCTCGCAGGGTGGGAAGGTCAGGCGGACGTGCCGACGATGCAGATGTCGTACGACACCGACGAGCCCGCGCCCGAGTTGGCGACCTTCAGCAGGTCGGCTGTCGACGCGGTGACTGCGTAGCCGACCGCGTCCGTCGAGCCCGCCAGCACACCAATCGCGGCTCCGGGGCGGAGGGTGATGGTGCCGGTGGCGTTGAGGAGCGTCGCCCAGGCGTTGGATGCGGCGGCGCCGACGATCACGTTGTTCGTGTTCGCGGCGGGCGCCTTGATGAACAGGCCCTTGACCCTGACGAACGTGATCGCGCTGCCGAACGCGTCGAGGAGGACGCCGGCGAGGTCGAGGTCCTCGGTCCCGGACGCGGCGAGCGTCCGGCGGGACTGATAGACGCGGTCGGCTTTACCCGCGCCCGTGCCCGAGCCAAGGGCCGCTGACGCAGACACCGAAGCTGGGACCTTGCCGGTGCCAAGACCGGCCGCCTGAGACAGCTCGGTGAACGCGCTGATCGCGAGGCTGCTGGTGAGGGGCATGTCCAACCTCCGATCAGGTCGCGATGACGAGCGGCACGTGCCGCTTGAAGGCGGGCGTGGCGATCGTCGCCGGGGCCGTCGCGGTGAGGCCGGATCCCGACGTCTGCGCGAGGTTGCCCTCCCCGGTGAGGAACGGCTTCGCGCCGACCGAGCCCACCAGCGTCGGCACCGTCGTCGCAGCGACCGCCAGCGCCGCGTAGTACACGCCGCTCTTCGTGACCCGCACCGGCGCCGTCAGTGCGAACGTCTTCGCCGTGTCGGCCGCCCACGCCTCGCTGGTCTTGTCCGCGGACTGCGCGAGCAGCGCGCCGGCGCCGTTGTAGAGCGCCGCGATCTGGTTCGTCAGCGAGCCGCCAGCCGTCCCCGCGCTGACGAACGTCAGGTTGGAGATCACGTCCCCGTCCTGGAGGTACAGGGCGACCGAGCACATGACGCCGGTCGCCGCAGCCGGGACGTCGTCCAGGCCCACGCGCGGCAGGTTCGCCCGGTGGAACGTCACCTCCGGGTCCGGGCGGCCGGCCGTGTTGAGCCAGCCGAGGTCGTTGCGGGGGTTCCCCTTGAATGCGCCGAGGAGCGTCACTGCCCGGCTCCCTTCGTGTTGTCTCCGGCCGGAGCCGCAGGGGTCTTCGCGGCGAGGATCTCCTCGCGCTTGCCGGTGATGCCGACGCGCGGCTTCTTCGCGGCGTCCTCGGCATCCAGGACACGGGTGGCCTCGTCGAGGTCGGCCTCGTCCAGGTACGCGAGGACGTCCTCGACGCCGCGCTCCGCCGGATCGAACAGCCCCGTGACGACCGGAGTGCTCTGCCCCACGATGCTGGTGACGATCTCCTGTGCGCGCTCCTCGTCGGTCTTGCCGTCGGAGAGCGCGACGCCGTAGCCCTGCCGACGGAAGTACTCGATGGCCGCGCGGCCTGCCTTCGTGGTGTCGTCCACGAAGCCGGTGCCCTTGGAGAAGGTGACACCAACGGATTCGCCGCTGAAGGAGCGAACGGGGGCTTCGATGCGGTAGGTGTTCATGCTGGTCACCGCACCTTCACGTTGCGCAGGACGCCGCACGACTTGGTGTTCTTGAGGACGGCGGCGACCGGTCCCATCTCGACCTCGCCCGACTTGACCGCGCCGGGCTGGCTGAAGTCGGGGAGGAACGTCTCGACGAGCGGGGCGCCCGCCATCGAGGCGCCGTGGAAGGCGTCCAGGCCCAGCGATACGGCGTAGATGTCGGTGAGGCCGGTGATGGTCCCGCCCGCGCCGCCGCCGTCGGTGTCTGCCGAGCGGATCGGGATGATCGGGGCGGAGCCGTCGGCGCGGTCGCCGAGGTCGACGAGGACCCAGTCGCCGTACCGCTCGATGAGCTGGCCGAGGCTGTTGCGTTCGGACGTGAACTGGCTCGCGCGGCGGGCCAGGGACTTGATCCGGGAGATCGACTTAGTGTTACCGAGGACCGCCTTCACCCCGTCCGGGACGGAGCCGTCCGCGCCCGTGTCACCGGAGCCGGTCTGCGATCCCATGATCCGGGAGAGGAAGTCGTCGAACGCGTCGAAGACTGACATGGCGATGTCCTCGGTGGTCACCGTGGCCGGGGACCAGTCGAGGTAGCCGGTGGCGACGCCCTCGGCAAGCGGCAGGTACTCCGTCGACTGGCCCGTGAGCGCCTTGTCGAGGCCGTCGAAGCCGGCGTCGTCCACGGCGGTGTCGCCGAGGATGAGTTCCTGCTGGAAGCGGGTCCGCATCGAGGTGAGCTTCTGCGCCAGCTGGAAGCTGATGCTGTTCGACGCGGCCGGGCCGAGGCGGGCCAGCTTCCGGTCCACGGAGAACGCGCCACCCAGCGGGTGGAGTTCCACCGTCTTGCGCTCGCTGGTCGCCTGGCTGGGGACGTACTCCTCGTTGAACCGGCGGAACGACACCGAGGACGGCGCGAGAAGCCGGGTGTAGCCGTAGGTGAGGGAGGCGTCGCCCGTGCCCGGGGTCGCGGTGTCGTCCCAGACGAAGTTGTTGAACAGCCAGCTGTTGCGTCGGAGGTTGTCGATGACGGCGAAGTCGATGTCCGCCTGGGTGTTGAGCTGCGCCTGAGCGAGCGTCACGGGCATGGTGTCTCCCTGAATCAGGTCTGGTAGTGGTTCTGGATCGCCCCCGCGAGCGATCCACCTCGCTTCTTCGCGGCGCCTTCGCCGGTGCCGCCGGACAGGTCTCCGCCGGAGCGTCCGGCGGTCTGGGTGGCGAAGGCGGGGTTGTCCTTGACGACAGCCTTGATGGCGTCGTCCAAGTTCGCGCCGAAGGTCTTCGCGGCGGGGTCGAGGTCGGCGATCTTCTGCCGGAAGGACAGGGAGTCGAGGAGTGCAGCAGCCTTCGCGCCGTGCTTCTCCGCGCGCTCGCGTACGGCGTCACGGACGGTCAGCTCGCGGAGCTGCGCGTCTCGCTTCTCGATCTCGGCCTGGGCTTCCTGGGCGGCGGCCATGCGGCCCGCCTTCTCCGCCTGCGCGACGGCCTTCTCCTGCTCGGTCATGCTTGCGGCCTTGAGCTTTTCCAGCTCCTCCGCAGCCCCCGAGTTCGTCTTCGCGCGCTTCTCCCACTCGCGGGAGTGACCGACGGCCTCGCGGTACTTGGCTTCCCAATCGGTGGCCTCGCCGGACCCCGATCCGGGCTGTCCGGATCCCTGCCCGGACTGCTGTCCGCCCTGGTCACCGGCCGTACCGGAGCCGCCAGTGTCGCCCTGTCCGGACTGCCCGGACTCACCGGATCCGGACTGTCCGCCGGATCCGCCTTCGCCCTCGCCGCTGCCACCCGCGATGGCGTAGATCGGCGAGCCGTTGCGGCGGTAGCCGAGTACGTCGAGCGCGGAGTGCCTCGCGAGGGGGTGCTTGAAAGGGGCCTGCTGCATGGTGTTCTCCCGTTTCGGGTTGCCCGGCGCCGTGCGGCTGCCGGAAGCCTCTGCTCAGTTGTCAGTGGTCGGGGTTACCGTCGGTGCATGAGCTATCGAGAGCACGCCCCAGGTTCCTGCCGCCGCTGTAATGGGCCGCTGGTCCGCACCGTCACCGAGATATCGGCGTGGGGAGCAGCGACTCCAAAGAGAAGACGAAGCGATCCGTTTTGCCCCTCGTGCACGGTGTCCCAGTTGCAGGAGTGGGACCGTGAGCACGGGCAGCAGAAAGAGCAGTAGTCAGCGGGAGCCCGCGAGTTGTTCGCGATGGCTCTTGCGCGGCAGGCCGGTATCGGCGACCAGCTCACGGACGCGGCCCTGGTAAGCGCGGACCTTCGCGTTCGCCGCCGTACGCGCCTTGTCGTCGATCGCCCCGGCGGCCCGCCGCTTCCACGCCCGGACCTGCCGCTCGTAATACCGCTGCTGCTGCGTCTGCTCGTACGACGCCCGCGACGGCGGCTTCGGCCGGGGCTTCGTCACCCCAGGCAGGTAGATGCCCACGCTGTGACGGCAGTTCGGATGCAGCAGCCCCGCCGCGCGCGCCTCCGGGAGCGACCCGGCGACCCGGACGCGCACCATGCGGCCGTCCTCGATGGCGTGCTCGACCTCCACCGTCCCGACCCCGGACGCACCCTCACGGCGGAGGACCTTGCCCTCCCACGGCTTACAGCGTGGACACTCCTCCGGAGCATCCGACACCAGCACCAGATCGATCCCCGCAGCAGCGAGCCGATCGGTATGTGCCTCCACAGCCGCGCGGCCGAGCGCGCTACGGCTGGCCATCTCCACGTAGCTGACGAGGTTCCAGGCCCGACCGCTTCGGTCGATGAATCCGGTCACCCCACGGTCCGCGAACCGTGCGAGTGCGCGAGCCGCGGCCTGCCTGCGCGTCGTCGCCCCCAGCAGCGGCGCCGACGTCGCCTCCGCGATCACCTGCCGGTACACGTCCAGCCCCTGCCGCAGCATCCGCAGATGCGCCGGACCCGTCTCCGAGACGAGGGCCGCAGCCAGCCGGTCCACAGCCGCCGCCGACGGCAGAGCCTCCGCCGCTGCGAGCGCCGGCCCCGTCGCCACCGCGCCGAGCTCGACGATCGCTGCCTGCTGCCCGCGGTCGTATGCTTCCGCGACGGCCTGGTGGATCGCGCCGGCCGCATCAGCCTGGAGGGCGGCGATGATCTCCTCGATCGCCGTACGCAGGTTGCCGATGGCGGCGAGCTTGAGGTCGGCCCACAGCGGGGAGTCGAGACCCTCCGCGAGCGCGCGCGTCACGCGCTCGATGAGTGCCAGCTCGGCCTGCTCGTAGAGGCTGGAGATCGCGGAGGCCAGGTCTTCGGCCATGTCGGGGCTGACCGGCATCGGGCCCTCCCGCTACTCGGCTTGCGCGTCGCCGTTCGGGTCGTCCACCGGTTGCTCGCCGAAGGTGGGCCGGTCCGCGCCGAGCGTCAGTGGGTCCTCGACCAGGCGCCCGCTCTCCCGCATGATGCGGGCGACCTCGGCCTTCTGGTCCTGCGCGTCCCAGTCGGGATGCAGCAGCGCCACCCTTACCTCGGTCGACGCAGCCTCAGCCTGCGCCATCAGCACTGCGGTCTCCGCCAACGTCTTGATGTCGTCCTGGACCGAGTCCTGAAACCGGACATCGGGCCGGTCCACCTCGACACGCGGCGCACCGGGGAACATGCCAGACGCCACCAGCATCAGCCACGACTCGGTAATGTCCGCGATCTCCGGTGCTGCCAGCTCCGCCTTGCGCCCCCGAGTTGACATCGACCGGGCGGCCTTGGCCTTGATCTCCGTCGCGGTGACAGCGGCGCCCGCGGATTCGTCACCGAACGTCGACGAGCTGAACCCGGCGTTCCTGACGACCTTCTCCACCAGCTCCGCGGACGTCGCCCGGTGCTCCTCGTGCCTGATCACGAACTGGTTCAGGGTGATCTGCTGGTCGATCGTCGGCGGGACGTTCATCGCGGCGTAGACCTCGCGGTCCTCCCACGTAGATCCGGCGCCGGGGCCGTTGTTGAGGAGGTAGCCCTGCGGGACGATGATCCTCGCCTTCGCGAGCCGGATGTCCCGCATCCACGACGTGTACGTCTCGTCGATCGCGGACAGGAACGTCTCGGCGCCCTGGAAGTCGCTGGTGCCGAGCCCGGCCGCGCCGGGGATGTCCGCCCAGTCGGGGGCGTCCATCGTGTTCGGGATGTAGGCGACGAGGAGCCTCTTCTCCATCCCCAGCGGAAGCTGCCGTACGGGCAGGAGGTCCTTCGTTGCCTTGAAGTCGCTGAGTTCGCGCGGCTTGCCGAGGTTGTCCTCGGTGCCCTCGTACACGCCGTGGAAGATCCAGCCCGGCTCGTGCCGCTCCAGGTGGCGGACAACGCGTTGCCCGTCTGCTACCAGCACCGTCCAGAACGTGACCGCGCGGAGCTTCTCGCCGTGCGCGAACTCCGGTGCTGCGCCGTCGGCGCGGACCCGGCCGATCCAGGGGAGGGGGCTGATGCTGGTGTCCCACACGATCCGCAGGTAGGCGCCGCCGAGGCCGGAACCGGCCTCGCCCGCCGCGATCAGCGTGCGTTTCAGGCCGGTGTCGAGGAGCTTCTCCAGTGTTTCCTGGGTGCCGGTGTGGGAGACCTTCAGCGAGGGAGGCTCGGAGTAGAGGAGATCGGCGGAGGTGCGGGCGATGTCGCGGGCGAGCGGCATGTGGAGGTTGGCGCGCTTCTCGCCGAGCGGGGTCGGCTCGCCCCAAAACCAGCGGGCCACGCGCCCGACTACGCCGCCGCGGTACTGCGAGGGCCGGTTCTCGGCGGGGCCGAAGCGGGCGGTGTCGCGGTGCCGGTTGCGGTAGCGGTAGGACAGGCGGTCGGGGTTCGCGGAGAGCCAGGCGCTCCAGTCGGCCATGTCGGCCTGGATCGCGGGGTGGATGGGGGGCCACGCGACGTTCTTGTCAGGGAGCGGCATCCGTGGACACCTCCTGTTCCGGCGGTGGCGTCCAGCCGAGGGCCACGAGCGTCGCGGCGGTGTCGTCGTCGATGAGGACGATCGTCTCGGCCATGGTGCTGACGTCGTGCAGCAGCAGTTCGAGGGTCAGCGTCGGACTTTCCCCGGCGTCGCTGGTGAGGGTGAGACTGTGCACGCCCCGAATCGGCTGGCCGTCGACCTCGATGGTCCCCGAGCCGTGGCCGGTCAGGGAAAGCTTCGCCGTGCGCTCGCGCATGTCGGCTCCTCTTCGTCCTTGTAGGCGTCAGGGGTCTCCAGCCGGGCCGCAGCTTCCCTGAAGAACGCTGCGGTCTGCGCGCGGATCTTGTCCTCGGTGACCGGCCCGTCCTCGGGGGTGAAAGTGATCGATCCCCAGTGCCCGCCGGTCTCGCCCACGCGGACGTACACCGGCAGCGTGATCTCTCCAGGCGTCATGCGGCCACCTCCAACGCCGTCGCGGGCAGCAGGTGCCGCCACTCGTTCACCGCGCTGTGCAGCCCGTACCGCAAGCCGTCCACCGAGTGGTCGTCGACCTTCAACGGCTGGTCGACACCCTTCGCCGCCGCCTTCGAGTCCCAGACGTACGCCGGGAGCTCGTCGAGCAGGCCCGTGCACGAACGGTGGACGGACAGGATGCCCGCGCCGAACGCCGTGCTGACGCTGCGGATGCCGTCCTTCACCTCGTTGTCCGCCCGTGCCACCCCCGGCACGCCGTCGCTCCAGAGTTGGGTCATGAACGACGCCGCCGAAGGGTCGACGAACAGCCACGACGGGGCCACACCCCTTGTTCCGCGATGCTCGTACGACGCGAGCCACTGCCGCACTCCCGCGCTGTACTGCGCGTCCGTCAGCTGGCGTTTCGCGATCCGGGAGTCGTGCCGGTACTCCGACGCCACGTAGAGCCGCGAGTCCGAGCCCACCCCGATCAGCAGCGCGGCGAAGGGGTTCACCGTGCCGTAGTCGATCCCGACGCACATCCACCGGGAGATCTCCGGCACCAGGTCGATGACGTGCCGTGCCTCGTCGAAGCTGTCGTAGATCACGCCCTCCGCGAGGCACCACTCGCCGAGGATGTACCGGCGGAAGAACAGGCCCTGGTGGGACTTCTTCAGCGAGGCCACGTACGCGGCTGGCAGCGACGGGTTGTCGTCAAGGACGAACGAGAACCGGTGAAGGTCCAAGGCGTCCTCGGACTGGGTCTCGACGAGCGTGCCATCGCGCCGCAGGTGCAGGCGGGCGCGGTCCAGGTACTCCTTCTTCAGCCAGTGGTTCGGCCCCTCCGGGTTCGTGGTCCCGAACCACTGCGCCCCTTCCACGGAGAGCCGGGTCTCCAGCATCTTGAAGAAGTTCTCCGGGTACGTGGTGACCTCGTCGCAGTACGCGCCAGCGAGGGTCAGGCCCTTGATCTTGTCGACGGCCTTCTCGTCGTTCGCGCCGGCCACGTAGATGAGGCGTCCGAAGATGACGACCTCGCCCGCGCCCGCGCGGTACACGCACCGCTTCTTGCCGACCATCTGCTCGATGACGTCGATGATGTTCCGCTTCAGGGTCCGCTCGGTCTTGCCGATCATGGCCAGAGCCCCGGGCGGCCCGGTGCGGATGTAGCGTAGCCACACCATGATCGAGCCGATCGTCTTGCCCGACCGGACCGCGCCTTCCCACAGATTCCCGCGCGCGGCAGCAAGCTGGGTCGCGCGCAGGCCCTTACCGGCGAGGGGCTTGAACATCGTGGCCCCCTCACTCGGCGCCGGGCATCATCCCCCTCAGCCACTGGTCGACGGCCGCCAGGCCCTCCAGGTCCTCGCGCTCCGGCGGAACCAACTTGAGCGACTTCTCGATCGCGATGCTGGCTGCGGACATCAGGTCCCTCTTCGCGTCGGCTGGCGGCTCGTCGAGCTCAACCTTGGTGTACTTGTTCGCGGCACCGCCGATCCGGAAGACGATCGCGGGCTCCCACAACCGTGCGGTGAGCCGCTCGGCGTCGTCCTGGAGCGCTTCGGCGAGCATGGCGCGGCGGTCGGCGAGCTGGGCGACGCGGTGCCGGGTGGCTTCTTCGGTCTGGGTGACGTCGAAGACCAGGCCGTTGGCGGCGCAGATGATGCTGACGACGCGCGCGGAGCGGCCGATTTGGCGGGCGATTTCGTTGCGGCCGAGGCGGAGGCCGTGGAGTCGGACGATCTCGGCTTTCTCCTCGTCGGTGACCATGCGCATGTCCTTGCGGACGGCCATCGTCGTCACCTCCTTGGGCGTGCGAAGGCCCGGCGTCCGTGGGGATCGCCGGGCCAGGGTCGGGGTGGGTCAGGCTTTCCAACCCGCGTCGAGACATGCCTGCGCGAATGCGTCAGCGGCGAGCTTCCAGGAGCCGTCGGTGCCGTTCGCGCCGTTGGCAAGCACCTTGCCGTTGTCGGCTATGCGGTCGGTCTTTGAGGTAGGCGCCCACTTGTTGACCTTGTTGGCGAGGTCGAGGCGGGCTTGCTTGGTGACGGCGGCCTTGTAGTCCTTGGCGAAGTCGTCGCAGGCGAGCTTGCCCGCGTCGTCGAGCTTGGTGGTGTCGACTGCCTTGGGCTTGTCCTCGGTGGTGTCGCTGCTGCTGGAGCAGGCGGTGAGGGCGAGCGTGGCGAGCGCTACGGCGGTGAGGTGTCTGGTCATGTTCCCCCCTGGAACGGTGTGTTGAGGGGGATCATGCCGTACCGGAGGTGATCGTTTCCGGGCATGCCAGATCTGCGGCCCATGATGGGACATGATCAGCCAGACGTCAACCTTGGTTCAGGTTTCTACACGGCGAGGCCCGCGCGCGGGCGCGGACACGCAGCAGGCCCGCCGCATCGGGGGGATGTGCGGCGGGCCCTGGGAGCAGTGTGGCAGAGGCGTCAGCCTTGTCGGATCGGCCCGCATCGGCCGCAGGTCTGGTCGAGGCAGGTGGTGCTGCCCATCCGCTCGCGGTACTCGCCGCAGCTACGGGCCTGCCGGAGCTGAGGGATGGTCTCGGCCAGGCTCGCGCTGAGGCGCCGCGCCTCGGCGAGGCTCTCGGGCGTGGCTTCCCCGAGGAGCCGGACGATGCGGTGTGCCTGTTCGATGGACGGCTGAACGTTGGGCCAGTTCTTGCTCACGCAGGGCGCTCCTACTTCGACTCGGTCGGGGTGGGCTCGGGGGTCGGCTGGGGCGGGGTGGGGAAGTGTCCGCCGCGCGACGCCTGGTAGGTGGTCTCGTGCCCCTGCAAGCGGGGGTCGTCGGGCTTGATGGGCTCGGGGAATCCGAGTGCCATGATGGGCGCTCCGTCTCTTGGTTGGGATGGGACCGGGGCGGTCGGCTAGCTGCCAGGCGGACGACCGCCCCGGGTAGATGGCCCGGGAGATCCCGGGTAGATCGCGGTAGACGTGCGGGTAGATACGCAGGTCAAGCGGCGGTAGACGGGGTGGTAGACGACACCGGGTCCACGGCCGGGGTAGGGGCCAGGTCGGCCTTCCGTACGCCCCTTGTGGGGGTCTTGGAGCCGGGCGTCTTGACCTTGGGGTGGACGGGGATACCGAGGGCCTCCAGATGCACGCGGAGGTCGCCCACCGTGCGGCCCTCCCACTGGCCGTGCTCCTGGAGGTGCGCGAGGACCGTGCGGAGGTGGATCGCGGGGGCGTCGCTCATGAGGTCGAGGAGGAGCGCCCTAATCGCCTCACCCGACTGCTGCGGGGCCTCGGCGGCGGCCTCGTCGGCAGGGGGACGTCCGGCCCGCCACGCGGCGACCGCCCACGCACCGGTCAGCATCCACATCACGCCGGGGACCGCACGGACGAGCCGCCAGAGGAGGTAGCCGCCGAGCGTGAGGGCGGCGAGGCGTGCCCAGCAGCCGAGCGCGGCTTTCCAGCCGGTGAGGTCGTGGCGACGGCCGCGCGCGACCCAGGCGGTGGCGCGCGCGCCGAGGCG